ATGACTACCCTCCTCTACAACCCCGGCGTCCGCATCGTCCTCGACACTCGTGCATACGGGATCATCGACGTGACCGAGGACATCGAGAGTGGTACGATGACTCTCAACGAGAATGCTCTCCACACGCTGAGCTTCACCCTCAGCAACCGGGGCGGTAAGTACATCGGCAAGCTCACTCCGAACGACCGGGTAGTGGTCCAGATGAAGAGGGTCCAGTGGCTACAGGTCTTCTCGGGCTACCTCAACGTCGTCCCCTACTTCTCGACCTTCAACCAGTCGGTTACCATCAGCGCCTCGTGTACCCTGAAGCGAATCTTCTATCACTTTTGGGACCCTGGTCTCACGGCTTCAATCGAGTTGCTTGTCAGTGCGCTCACGCAGCAGAGCAGCACTCCCGACGCTGGCATGACTCAGGTCATCATCGCCTTGCTCACCCAGGTGATCGGATGGGACCCGGCGCTCATCCACATCGGCGTCATCCCGCTCGACTTCCTACAGACGATTGCGAACTTGTGGACCAGCGTCGAGGCGGGCATCAACACGACCATTAACAACCTCGGTGGCCTGATCGTCGGCGGTCAGTTCGGCACCGACGTGGGGTCCACCGTTGCTCCCAATCTGAACGGAGCATCCGCCCCTCCGGGCACGACCATCCCCGTGCTCTCAGGTCTGGCGCAAACCGAAGCCTCCTTGAGCAAGTGGGACGCTTCCTTCCAGTGGGGATACGGGGCGCCCGGTGTCTCTGCCGACGAGCAGAAGACAGCCAAGGCCTACCTCAAGGGAGCGGATGGCCAGGGTCAGCGCATCCTCGTGGGCAACGCCCTCACCGGCAAGTGCATCTGCGTCTCCACGAACGGCGGCTTCCAAGACAGCACGCAGCCACAGGGAGCCGTCAACCTGTCAGCCAGCGCCATGAACGCCCTCGGGATCTCCGGCGACCAAGGACAGGTAGCCCTCGCCTGGGCGCCAGTCAAGCCGACAACTCCGTTCGGTCCCTTCACAGTGCCACCCCCGGCAGGAGCCGTGGCGCAGACGGGCGCCTCGCAGTCCGGTCTCTGGACCGCTGGCGACGGCCAACTCATCGCCGGTAACTGGGCACCGACGCCGCAACAGGACTACGTTGGCTACGAACTAACCGGCTACCGTGCCCTCATGAACGACACCTCCATCTACAGCACCGTCGCCTCGTGCGTCAACACGGCGCTCCGCTCCTTCTGCTCCGCTCCGAACGGCGACTTCATCTCCTGGTTCCCTGACTACTTCGGACTCTATGGCTTGGCAGCGACGTACACCCTTGAGACCATCGAGCTTCAGGACTTCACTATCACATGGACGGACGCCACGCTCGTCACCCACCAGTACACTGTCGGCTCGACCGTTGGTGGAGTAGCTACGGGCACAGACCCCTCGGAGGAGGGTAACACCATCTCCGCCTTCAACATGTACAACAGCTACGGCGTGGCCACCATCGACATCCCCGGTCTCTTCAAGGCTCTCTTCAACACGGGAGATGCCGACAACGGTCTCTTCGGTGCCGACGCAGCGCAGCAGATCTACCAGCAGTTCGGAGCACGTCCGAGCTTCCAGCAGATGCCGACCATCGCTCAGGGCGAGATCGAGTTCTGGTACGCCGTCCATCAGTGGATGCTCAGTTGGTCGCAGCAGTTCTCGTGCAACATCCCGATCACGTTCACGCCCGAACTCTTCCCTGGCATGTTGCTGCGCATCCCGGCCTACGGATTCCAAGCCTACGTCACCTCGGTGACGCACTCGTGGAGCTTGCAGAATGGTGGCGGCTTCCAAACGCAGGTGGGCATCCTGGCGCCGTCGTCTACGGACGGTAACGGTCTCATCGGTCTAGCAAGGAGCTACACAACCTAATGACAGGTCGAGATCCTTCAGGCGGTTCGATGGGCTTCCATCAGGTGCTCTTCACTATTCAGGAGATCACCAACGGATACGCCTTGGGCGTAGACAACTTCAACGTCACCCGCAAGATCCCGGTACAGGTGCAGCGGGCCAAGGGTGCCGCTCCGCTACCGGGTGAGCAGTGGGTCATCACCAAGGATCTCGGTCCATGGACCTTCGCCGCCATCATGAACAACCCCATCACGAACATCGTGGAGTCGGTAGTGGCTGGTGATGGAATCTCAGTAAACGACGATGATCCATTGAACCCCATTGTCACCAATACCGGAGTCTACTCTGTTGTGGCTGGTACCAATGTGACTGTCGATGACACCGATCCACACAACCCTATCGTCAGTGCTACGGGTGGAGGAGGTGGAGGCATCTCAGAGATTGACTCACCCAACTCGACCATCTCGATCACCAACGATACAGGTCCGACCACCGACATCGACGTGGCCAACCCACTCAACCTCTACTCGTCAAGCACGGGAGGCCACCTTGAGCTTGTTGCTGACGATGTGTACGGCACCCAACCGGAGGGTTACGTCAGTCTGACGGGAGCGTCGGAAGGGATTACAGCTACGGCAGTCCTCCTAGCCATGTCCACCGGAACGAAGCCCTATGCTGCCCTACGCATGTCGCAGAACGACAGTGGAGCATCCTTCTTGCTGGCGGGTGATGATCCGACCGAGAATGTCTACGAGTACACCGCTTCCTCGATGATATGGAGCGCCGAGTCTGAGTCTTTCTGGTCTACCATCACCACCGATCGCGGCGGCAACCCAACCGTCTTCCTTGCTCCCGGCTATCTCGGCATCACCACCGGAGAGCCTTCCCTTAGCCCCACATGGGCCTACGGTGCCATGATGTCCGACACCGATGGGTCACTGTGGATCTTCACCTCCTCTGGCTGGAACCACATCACCTAACCCTCCCGAAAGCCCCCTAGAACCACCTAAGGTATGACATGATAACCCTCGAAGTCGAGAACGGCGACTTGGTACTGGCCAACGGGTCATTCTCCACGCTCACCGGCCCTGACAAGGTATCCCAGGACATCGAGATCGCCGTGCTCACCCCATACGGCTCTGACCGATTCCACCCTCGTTACGGCTCCATCTTCAGCAGCTACATCGGCTCACCCTCGAACCCGTCGACAGCGACGTTCATTCAGGCTGAGATGTTGCGGGTCATCAAGAACTACATGGCAGTCCAACTCAGCAAGGTCAAGGCAGCCGCCCAGGCCGGTCTGGCTTCTCCCTTCTCCCAGGGCGAGCTAGTGGCCTCCGCAGGCGCCATCAACGTACAGCAGCAACTCGATCAGTTCCAAGTCACCGCCTCGGTCAACACGACCTCTGGCGCTCAGGTGAACGTAAGTACGACCACTACTGCGTAGTAGGAGAATCATGGGATACAAAGGACCAGGAACATACAAGCAAAAGGATTGTGCAGAGTGCGGTAGCACAACAGAATGGTCTCTGTGCCATGCGTGCAACATGACGCTTGGTCTCGTTCAAGATGATGTCGAGCGCCTACAGCGGGCCGCTCAGTATCTCGTAACTCACGGAGGTGAGTCCGATAGCTAGCCAATCCGACATCGTACAGCAGATGATCGCCGCCCTCGGCGTCTCGATCCCTGCGCTCGACACTACCATCGGTTCACCGGTCCGCTCTATCCTCGACGTGGTAGCCGAGGCTGTCGCTGAGGCCTACGCCGACCAGTACATCCTCTCGTACCAGTACGACATCTACACCAAGAGCGGTGCCGACCTCGACAACTACGTGGCCCAGTTCGGCTTCACCCGCCTGCCCGGCACCCGAGCCACCGGCTCGATCACCTTCTCTCGTACCAGCCCGGCTGCCTCGGACATCTACATCCCGACCGCTACGCAGCTATCCGACAACAACACGCCCCCGGACACCTTCAACACCCTGACGCCGGTCATCCTCGCCCAGGGCACCACCTCGTGCTCGGTTCCGATTCAGGCCAACGTCGCAGGCACCGCTGGCAACGTAGCCGCCTCGACCATCGTCAACTGCACCAACAACGTCGTCGGCTTCTCGACCCTCACCAACCCCTCGGGCCTCACGGGTGGTAGTGACCCGGAGAGCGATGACCAACTCATCGCCCGCTTCCTCGCCACCGTGTTCCGTAACATGTCCGGCACCGAGCCGATGTTCCTCGGCGTGGCCCTCGAAGACCCGGACGTGACCAAGGCCAACGTCATCGGCGCCGAGAAGACCTACAACGAGATCGTCCAGATTGTCGACGGCTTCGCCCTCTCGTCCGTGCAGGACTTCTTCTACCTCTACCCAGGTACTAGCGTCCTCGGCACCGACATCTTCAACGGCGACATCGTGACGCCGACCGGCGACTACACGCTCGCCTCCGAACTGGTCGACCCAGCCTCCTTCAGTCTCGGCGTGACCCCCGGCTCGTCGGGTAACTACACCGACTTCGGCACGGCCCACTACGCCATCGTCGCCAACACGGCGGCAGGCGCTTCACTGAATTGCGCTGAAGTCACCGCTGTCACGTCGGGCGGCAGCATCAACTCCTTCAGCCTCACGTGGGACGATAACTACCCTGGCGCCATCGTGTCGTGGGACATCTACTTCGCAGCCAACAGCACCACAGTGCAGTACCTCACCACGGTGCCGGGCACGCAGACCTCCTTCCTCGACACGGGACCCCTGGGCTTGGCTGACGGCGACCCTCCGACCGTCAATAATGCTTGGACTCCTCCCATCATCAACGTCCTCAACGACACTGTGGTGCCGGACGGTTTCTACGAGCTACAGTACGACTACCTCCCGAACTGCTCCCGCAACGATCCGGCCAACGGTATCACCAACCGCATCGACATCTACGTCAACAATGAGCGCTCCGTCGAGGTCGTGCAGGACGCCCAGTGGACAGATGCCTATGTGTTCAACCACAACGCAGGCGACCCGTTCGATGTCATCAACTGGTCTCGCCTCGATGACTCGACCCCACAGGACGGCAACTACTTCATCCCGTTCGCCTTCGTGCCGGTCCTCGACATGACCAGTGGCACCCTCGAAGTCGCCAGCACCACCTATTACGAAGGTGAGGACTACTGGGTCATCAACAACATCAGCCCCTTCGGTCTCAGCCCGCAGTCGCTATCGGGCCTTGAGTGGCTATCGAGTGCCAACGGGGAGTCTCCTATCCCGAGCAACGGCGATGCCATGACCCTCGACTACGACTTCAACCAGATCCCGCAGTCAGTGCAGGCAGCAATCGCCGCTTGGTCTCTCGTCACCACCGACGTGCAAGTCCACCAGGCGAAGGTGTACGACCTCAACGTCTACCTCGGTCTCATCATGTCAACCACCACCTACTCACAGGCCACAGTGCTCTCGCAGATCGAGACAGCCATCTCGAACTACTTCAACTCCGTCACCTTCGATGGCGTCGTGCAGGTGTCCGAGATCATCGCCCTCGTGCAGAACCTACCGGGTGTCGTAGCTGTCCGCTTGCTCACCTCTGCCGACGACACATCCGTGACCTACCCCGTCAACGATCAGTACGGTGGCACCAACTACGCCATCCAGTCTGTCGATGACGGCAACGAGGTGCTCCTCACCTTCGCTGCAACCGATGGCTCAGTATTCCGTGCCACCGATGTATCCCTCAACGATGACACCCTCGCCGTACTGAACCACGTGTACCTCAACTTCTACGCACAGAACACCTTCGGAAGCGTCTAGCCCGTGACGACCGTGTACTCGAATCCGGGTGGGTCATTCAACCTGTCTCCGTTGCTGTCTCCCGCCCAGGCGACAGACCCGGCTTCGTTGCTGACCCTTCAGGCTCCTCCTACGGCGCCGACCAACGACAACCTCACTGTCGTCACGAGTCCGCTCAACATCCCACCGGGCATCATGTCCCGCCTGCGCAGCTTCCCCGAAGAGGTCTACACCCTCCTCCCGACTGACAACCTCACCAAGCTCCTCAAGGTCATGCTCGGTGACGCCGGAGCCGGGCAGCTTCGCAAGTTCGGAACCCTCGCTCGCATGGGCACCTACCTTCAGGGTGCCAACTTCTACGACCTCGACAACTTCTACGGTGCCATCTTCAACATCACCCGCACCGTCAACGAGCAGCTTCCTCTCAACCCGTACACGGATCTCGGAACCGCTGACACGTGGTCGAGCATCAAGGGCTACGACGCCAGCTTCCGCTCCCGCATCGACCAGCTTGGCAAGGCCATCTCCTTCGGTCCCTCCGCCATCGGCATGGAGCTTGTGGCCGAGGCCATCCTTCAGGTCCCTTGCTCGATCTACGAGTCGTGGCGACTAGCCGACATCGACGCCGGATCGTGGGCCGCTCTTGAGACCTACTCGTGGTCTGCTCTCGAAGCCTACACGTGGACTGAGCTAGAGGCGCTCTCTTCGAGCGAGACGGCTGGCTACACCAACCGCAAGGTGTTCACCGTCGTGCCTCACCGACCGATCACCCCGGAGGAGGACTTCGCTCTCCGCAAGGTGCTGAACATCCTCAAGCCTGCCGACGCCGTACTGCTCATTGACGATGCTGGCTTCTCGGTCGCCACGCCGATCACCCTTCGAGGTGTCTACGCTGACAGCGAATACTGGGAACTGATCGAGGGCGTCATCCCGAACCCGGCCTACAGCGACTTCTACTCGCTCGACTCCGAGGTGCTGCCGGGTGGCTTCCGTGAACTTCTGCGCCCGAGCTTCACCGAGTACCAGGGCGAGCAGATTACCTACGGCGGCGACATCATCGGTGTGAGCGCCTACGACACGAACGACGCCGGAGACATCACGGCCACCCAGGTGATCGACGCCTACACCTTCCACGATGGCACGACCATCTACTACCCGCCGTCCCTCGCCATCGCCCCTCGCTTCTTCTCCCTCTCCGGGCGCTACGTCTCGGACGCCATCCTTCAGGGTGCTCCGTACTCGAACGACCCGAGCAACACGCCGAATGGCGAAGACAACCCGCTCATGGGTCTCTACGTCGATGGCATCCCGATTGACAGCCTCATCACGGCCCTCAACGTGCCGGGCACCGTCAACGCCCTCGGGATCAACGCACCGGGCCAGCGCTTCTGGTCGACGCCGCCTCGACTCGCCACCGACGACACTACCGAGGTACTCGACATCTCGCTCGTGGCCGCTCGTCTCGTCAACAACCTGACCTTCGCCATCGCTCACTACCCGCAGTCGGTCCAAGTCCAGACCTTCAACCCGAGCACGGGCTACTGGTCTACGATCTGGACGCAGAAGATCTACGACTCGGTTCCGTCTGTCCTGTCGATTGCCGACACCGTAGCGCATCAGCACCCGCAGCACCCGGAAGATAACTGGGACACGTTCACTCTCAACATCCCGCCGACTCTGATGAGCGAGATCCGCATCGTGCTTCAGCGCCTACCCGTAGGCAAGCCTCCGGTCACGGCTCAGATCTCGTTGGCTCCCGTGGTCGGCGGTGGACCCACGGTCGTCACGGTGCCCGTCCCCTACTCGCTCGGCATTCAGGACTTCGCCCTCGGCTACAACGTGTCTCAGGAGAGCGACCTCCCGGCGCAGCCGATCATCACTACCGACGCTCTCGGTTCGCAGGTCGAGTTCATCCCCCGCTTCGAGGTGGCCGACAACGCCATCAATGGTGGCACCGTCCCGTGGCGCTCATCGCCGCAGCCGACCGCTGACTCCGTGGTCAACTTCTACGTCGACACCCGAGACATCACCGGCAACGCCCAACTCATCAACCAGATCTTCATCGACCCGCTCTACCTCGGTCCGCACTGCACGGTCTACTACTCCGATGAGAGCACCGCAGATCTCGGCTTCCCCGCTGAGGCGACCGACATCCTGCCGCCCAACATCATCCTCTCTCCGAACGATGCTATCTACCCGACCGGTGTAGCCGTCCCCTACGTCACGGGCCTCGTCTTCGACTCCGTAAACCCCTCTGCCGTCGCCATCGAGAACCTGCCGATCCAGTTCAACCCGGCAGAGAACTGGTGGATGTCGGTCGAGTTCCGTCCCAACTTCGCTTCGGTCGACGCCAGTGGAGAGACTCTTGCGGATCTCGGCAATGGCATGGCGCTCTTCCTCACGACGGCTGACGGAGTGGGTGCCCTCGGACTCACCTACAACGACTACGAGGACCAGCTTCTAGTCCCCAATATCTCCTTCGGTGCAGGCCAGACGCTTGTCGCCACAGTGGCCTACTTCGCAGAGACCACCGGAGAGTTCGCTGCCGGACTGTACCTCTTCTACAACGGCAACAACCCAACCATCATCGAGCAGGCCAACCTCAGCGAAGGCCGCATCGTTCAGCCCGACGTGTTCCCGATCTTCTCGTCTCGCTTCTCGACGGGTGGATGGTCAGTGTCAGCGCCGGGACCGATCCTCTCTGCCTACCCGCAACCGACGCAGATCTGGTTCGGTGACACTGAAGAGAACATGTTCGCTCCGCCCGCCAACCTGACCATCATCGGCATGGTCCTCAAGCAGACGGCGCTCGACTACTCCGACCTGACTCGCTTCCCGAGCGGCACGAATGCCTACACCACGGTCGGGGGTCTCGATACCGCCAACGCCATCCTCTACTTCAACATCCTGAACGTCACCGACGCCAACCCGTATGGCTTCGAGGGTGGACCGGGCGACTTCTACGAGCTACTCACGTGGACCCCAATCCTCCGTGACTACTTGCTGACGAAGGGCTACTTGGAGTTCCCTCCGGTCTCGGCCCGGTTCTTCAAGATGGAGTTCACCAACCTCGTGGCGCAGACCCTCCCGACGCTCGTGCCGATCACCAAGACGGCGAAGCAGCACTTCGGTCTCGGCGTAGGCACCGTGCAGGAGACACCGATCCCGCCGCTAGGCAACCCTGGTACCTCGGTACAGGGCACCGACGCCGCCATCGACCTGGCCAGCGAGATCTACTTCGAGGACTCGAACGTCGTCGTCAACCCGGTGGAGACCCAATCCCCGACGATCATCCAGCCTACCTCGGTACAGACTGCCGCCGACATCGAGACGGCAGAACTGCTCGCCAACTCCGCATGGTACTGGCAGTACAAGGAGTTCGCCGTTGGCTCGACGGCGCCCCGCTTCGTCAACACGAGCGTGCACTACTACAACGAGACGATTGCCGTGCAGGCCGGACAGGTCAGCTACTTCGTGGGTCTCAACTCGATCTCCATCTACCGCCTCAACCCGAGCGCCGAGGACGACACCCGCATCTACGATGAGCCGTTCCTCGATGACGCCTACATCGCCACCTCGCAGCTTCCCATGGAGCCGGGTGACGTGAACACGGTTGATGTCGACACGGACGACCTGCCGGAGTACGACCAGGGAGCACCGTACAACTCATCGACGCCGGTCTACGGCGTGCAGTTCGCCACCGTCCAGAGCGACCCCATCCAGATCGCCTGGGACGACGACTTCAGCGACCCGGCCATCCGACCTCCGTACAACTGGTCCGGCAGCACCGGCAACGAAGACTCCCCTGGCCCTCCGATCTCGCAGCCGTATCACTACCAGCCGAGCTACGTCGGGGACGCCCTCCTGACCTACCAGCCCAACCAGACGGTGCTCGTCTACCGCAATAGCGTCACGGCACCGCTTCCTGGCCCGAGCTTCGACGGCATCGTGGACCCGATTGTCTACCCGATCCAAGAAGAGATCGTCGTCGTCCCCGAAGTCGTGGCCCTCACGCCGGACATCGCCACCTTCGACTCACAGCCGGGCAGCACGTCGCCGGGCTACCTCGGACCGGGCATCCAGTTCGGTGGCCTAGCGAACGCACAGACCGACACACCGATGGGTGGCGTCATCTACGCCGCCGTCCGTCTGTCGACCAACGACACCCTCACCACTCCCCTCTTCCTAGAGATCGTGGACGTGAACAGCAAGACCGTCGTCGCACAGCTTGAGGTCAACTGCGCTCCTAACCAGACGGTCGAGGCCTACGTCGGCTACGTCCTCGGGTCTCAGGTCGAGGCCGGTGGCCCGGTCATCGCCCGCATTGTTCAGTACGGCGGAGCCAACAACTCATGGATCGTGGACCGTCTGTCGACCTTCCTCGACGCCTGGGTGTGGGAGTTCAGCGTGGACGGGGGCACCAACTGGGTGACGGCAGTCGGCGTCCGCAACAATGCCTACGGCATCATCACTTTCCCCACGCCCGGAACTCAGCTAGTATGGCGAGTAACGGGATGGGCACCAGGACTCCACCTGCACTGGCTCAGGGTGCGCCCTGCCTACAACGGTGTCCTCTCCGACGAGCCACTCGGCGTGATCCAGGGACCTAACCAGGGTGTCTTCGACCAGACGCCACCGATCAACCAGGACCCGTACTTCGCCGGGTGGAACAAGCCGGTTCCCTACTGGTGGTTCTCGCAGTCCTCCGACTATGCGATCCTCCCGCCACCGGGCACGCCTCTCTTCGGTCCGTACAGCAACGTGTACGAGCGAGACGAGACCGAGACGCTCGACTTCTCCGACTCGCCTGCCTATCAGCAGACCCTCACCCGAGAGACCGAGGATACCCTCGAACTGTCGACGGGCGTCGGCGGCAGCGAGTATTCGACCGAGATCCTCCCCTAGCGCTCGAATCTCCGACTAAGAGGTAGAGACCGAAGGAGATGGCATGACCGAGACCGTAACCCGCATCCATGAGATTGTAGACCCGGACCACCGAACTGGTCGCCATATCCAGCGAGGTCCCATCTTCGATGCCCACGTGGCCGAGAAGACCGGCACAGCCCTGGCCAATGCCACCTACGACCGCCAGTGCGCTCCATTCGATCAGGGCAGCATCGGCTCCTGTACAGGCAACGCCTCCGCTGGCGCCCTCATGACCACCCCTCTCTTCGTGGCGACCCGTGCCTTCACCGAGGTGACCGCCGTCGAGATCTACTCCGAGGGCACCTTCTTCAACGGAACGCCGAACGACTACTACCCGCCGAACGACACCGGCTCCTCTGGCCCCGCCGTGGCGCAGGGTCTCGAAGTCCTCGGTCTCGTGTCGAGCTACACCCATGCCGTCGACCTTCAGGGCGCCCAGGAGGGTCTACAGACCTCGCCGGGCATCTTCGGGATCTCCTGGTACACCTCCTTCGACACCCCGCTCCCGACCGGCGAGTGCCCCCTCACTCCCGGCGCCACCGTTCGAGGTGGCCACGAGATCCAGTCGTGGCAGCTTGACATGGAGAACCAGCGAGTCTGGTTCTGGCAGTCCTGGGGCGCCACGTGGGGCGGTCTCGGCAATGGCCAGTTCTGGCTCAGCTTCTCCACCCTCAACTCTCTCTTCCAAGAGCAGGCCGATGTCACGTTCTTCGTTGGCACGCAGCAAGTCAACCCCGGCCCCCTCACCAATCCCAACGCACAGCCCGCCGCTCCTCGGACCCTCTGCCAGCGCATCAAGAGCATCTTCTAAGGAAGGATACAGAATGTCTCCATTCCTCATTCTCGTAGTCGTGGTGCTCATCCTGGGTGGCCTCGTACTCGCAAAGAAACTATTGTAACCCAAAGGTGAGCATCTGATCCAAGATGATGTGGTTCTACGGCATTGTGCATCTCGAAGAAGAGCATGATGAGGTGGAAGACCACAGCCCGGATGTCCTTCACAAGACATGGCCACCAAGAGGATGTACGAAGTGCAATCCGCATTCCGCTACTTCCTAGTCACCTGGGTGGAGGAGGGTGAAGCGAAGGAACATCGCTTCTCCATGGGTCAGGCCGCTCTAGCCTTCGTCGTCCTCATGGAAGGTCGGGGCTTCGAAGTCGAGTTGACGAGGGTCACAGACCGGGTGTAAGCTGGTAAGTTTGCTCCGACTGTGGTACCATGGTACCCCTCATGGGACTATCACCAGCGGAGAGACAGGCTGAGATCTACCTCATCACCACTCCGGGGTACTGGTATGTCGGTTGCACTACAGTGGGGTACAAGCAACGTCTCCGTCAACATAGTGCTGCTAGTAGTGGATGTGTGCGCTTGCGAGACAAGATCCGAGAGTTGGGTCTCAAGGCTTTTACTGTCTCAGTGCTCGAAACGGTCAGAAGAGAGGATGCTCATGAGGCCGAACTAAGATGGTACTACTACTTTCTTGATCTCAATCACGGTGAGAATCTCAACTCTCATCGTCCGGGTGCTTACCCCGAACCCACTCCCGAGCGTAATGCCAAACTCAGCAGAGCGCTCAAAGGACGAGTATTCACTGAAGCATCTCGTCAACGTATGAGCGTGGCCGCTCAAGGCAATACGAGTCACCTGGGCATAACCCACACCGAAGAGGCCCGGTATCGGATGGGTACCTTCCATCGAGCTAAGACACACTGCCCTCAACTCCACCCATATGATGATAATAATACCTATATCACCAAGGATGGTAAGCGTCAGTGTAGGACATGTGCTCGTGAGAGAGCAAGAGCATCATGAGTCTGTGGCGAGACGAGAACCAGATGTTCCCTTTCCAGGCTACTCATATTGCCGAGGCTTACCAGAAGAGTGTTACTTTGCTTGCGTGGGACACCGGCTGTGGGAAAAGTATTGGAGCACTTGCTCTTGCTTGTTTGCAGTTGGAGGCGGGGATAATCAATAAGGTGGTCTTGGTATGTGAAGCAAACAAGATGGTCCAAGACGAGTGGCCCGCTTCTATTGAGAAGTTTACGTCGATTGACTATCAAGTTTATCATGGTACTCCGAAGAAACGGGCCAAGATGCGCACCAATCTGCCCACGATGATCTTGACGACGTTTGATGTGGTGAAGCGTGACGCCGCCATCTTTCCGGCCAAGAAGAACAGCCGCTCGGTCCCGACGCCCGGCCCGCTGCTCGATGTCCTCGCCGGGCAGAAGACGCTCATCATCCTCGATGAGACCACCCGCATCGCCAACCGGTCGAGCGGCAACCACAAGGCCATGAAGCTCTTCATCGAGACGATGATGGCGGAGGCCGAGTGCAAGGTACTCGCCATGACGGCCACACCGATGGAGCGGGACCCCTCCTCCCTCTACGACCTCGGACGTATCCTGACGCCGGACACCATGCCGACCGTCTCCGACTTCGAGCATGACTACGTGGCGACATGGGACATCTTCCGCAAGCCCGCCCGGTACAAGAACCTCAACCCCGGCAACTGTGCCAAGGGCGTCGAGCCGTTCAGCGAGCGCTTCAACGCCATCCTCCTGCGCAAGCGCAAGACGGACGCCGATGTGGTCGACTTCTTCCCGAAGCGCCGAGAGATGCCGCCTACCTTCGTCCGGCTGGGGAAGGCCCACCAGCAGTTCTACGACACCGTGAGGGACATCGGACTGTCGGTGCCCGAGTTCGAGCAGCGCAAGTATGTGACGGTCCTCCGGCAGATCGCAGCCAACCCCTTGAGCCTCACCCTGGCCCAGGGCGAGATTGCCCGTGCCATCGTAGACTACGTGTCCCCGGCAGGCCTTCAGGCCATGGGGTCGGCCAAGACGGACAGGATGATGGAATGGCTCCGTACCGTGGTAGAGGAGCAGGGTGAGCAGGCAGTCGTGTTCACCTACTTCGCCTCGACCGTCCTGCCTCTCCTCAGCGATCACATAGGAGGGTATGGGTGGACGCATTCGGTCAACAAGGGGGATATGAGCCTGACGGCCCGTAACGCCTCTATACGCAGCTTCAGGGCGGGCGAGACGCAGATCTTCCTCACCTCCGACGCCGGGGCCAAGGGGATCAACCTTCCCGAGGCTGCTTACCTCCTCCACTACGAGCGACCACCCCTCCACAGCCTCCTCATCCAGCGGGCCGACCGCATCCACCGGATCGACTCGCAGAAGGAGTCGGTATGGATGGATAGCCTCGTGGCCCGTGACACCATCGAGGAGGGTCTGTACAACCTCAACCTACGCCGGAACGACTGGTCCGACAAGCTCCTCGGAGACGACGAAGCAGCCGAGATGGAGTGGGTCTCTGCTGCTGACAGAAGAGCGCTATTGAAGATCGGCAAGGCGTCGTCGTGAAGCCCATGCCCGCTTTCCGTTTTCGCTGCGAGTCACTTGTTCGAGGTGCTCAGGATTGCAACAAGCTTTCACCTCGCAGAGATGATCTACCTTCAAGCCTTCCTTCAACTCGATTCCATGCAGAGTAAGGCTAAACCGATGGACCATCATGACACGACCGTTAATCATAATACTGCCATATCCAGCCCCTATAATACATCTTGTCCAAAGCCAACAGGGAGAAGTGATACCTCGCAGAGCCGCCAGAGTATGAGCAGCAGGGATCGGACCCTCCTTGACCGAAGACCAGAATCTAGCTCGATCATCTCCCACGATCCTAACGGGAGCTATAGGGTCTCCATGGCGCAGCCAACGGGTATGGTGTTTTGAACACCAACCACGGGCATGGACCTTCTTGTCACATTGTGGTACCGTACAGAGTTTCATACCACCAAGTATAGCACATGTTTCATATCCGCAGCAGATCGCAGGGACCTCCTGCGCATAGGAAAGGCAAGCTAATGGCAGAAGCAAGCATGACGGACAAGCTCAAGAGTCTCGTATCAGAGGCCCTCGACAAGTACAGCCATGGAGATCAGGTCGATTGGGACATCGGTTCCGGCATGGGTCCGAACAACCAACTGTTCCACTTCCTCACCCTGGTGGTCCCGAGTCCTGTGCTCGGTGAGAACATCATGGCTGGCGGTGTCATCGGTGGGGCCAACAACATCGACGGCTCTAAGATCGACACCATGGTCAACCAAGCTCTAGAGCAGATCCGTGCGGCCCGCACGCAGAAGCTCAACGAGAGCTTGGCTCAGGTTCCGGTGACGGAGACGGCGAGCGGCCTAGTTCTCCCAGGGCAATGATCCGCAACCTCATCGAGGTCGTAGACGACATCGTTCGAGGGACGCTAGCCGCTCACGTCACGAGGGACGACGACCTCGACTACGCCATCAACGTCTTCACCGAGACGGCTCTGGTCGGCGGAGAGAAGGGAATGAGCGTCGTCCAGACTCAGTGCCTTGGTATCTGGCTCATCCTCGAAACCGAGCACGAGAGGCTATCGACTCGATGGTCATGTGCCATCGAGGACTGGACTGAGGAAGCGATCCGGTCGGAGTTGGTCACGGTGTGGGATGCGCTCGTGGTACACCGCATGGAGCAAGACCTGAAGCGCAGCTAGCCAGCGATGTCGATCCCGCTGATCTGAGCCTTCACCCAGTAGTCGCCGGGATTCTGACAGAGGCAGTTGCGGCTGTCGGGGATGTTCCACGTCGACACCGCATGACAGAGACCAACCGTGTGGAGATCTCGACAGTGGCCACAGTGGAAGCAGATGTCGGTGACATCCTTGGCGTCCAGACTGACCTCGTTCTTCTGCCACCACTCCTTGCGCATGGGTCTAGGTGATGGTGGGGAAGCTCCGGTGGCCACATACCATGATACCAGATCCAGCCCTGGCCCGCCATAACTAGTAGTAGCTGTAGTAGGGAGGAAGGGCTACGCCCTTCACCAAAGCCTCTCTATCGGCTGCTATCTTCAAGAACCCTACTGTCAATAACATAGAAGTTACAGCACGATTGCCCCTTGTGTCAAGCGCAATGTGCTGCTACCCTGGGTCCCTCACCCTGAGGAGGATCATGGAAGACGACGACTGCGAGATCTGCGAGTTCGCCAGAGAGTTCGCTCACTGGCCCACCCTCGACAACGACCTGGCCATCGCCAACCCCGGCGACGTGATGAAGCCGGACCACGAAGGCCGGAAGAACATCATCACGCACTGCGGCACGAGTCGGCGCGCTGGCGTCACCGGCTGCCATCGCTCGTGGAAGAGTCTGGCTCAGGGACACTGCACTGTATGTCACGAGCAGTTTGCCACAGAGAGCACCTCCGACCATCACTGGGTCAGTGCGAACAAGCGCTCGAAGCTTCCCGGTGTGCACACCCACCCGAGCGAGGTCGAGACACTCGTCTCCGTCGATGAACAGTTCGGCCCTGTCTGGCACCGCTCGCTCGAACTAGAGCTTGCTCAGCAAAGGGCTGTCAAGTAAAACTTTGCGAACCAGGTCAGAGACTTGCGCTCCGGTCCGAACAGGCGTAGGATGCCCGAGACCGCTGGAACCCGTTTGATACAATGGACACATGAGACCAACCAGGAAGTCACAGAGGAAGTTCCCGAGCGGATGGTGCGCTAGTGCCAACCACTCCCATTGCCGGGGCGCATACAACAACCCCGGCTCGAAGACAGATCCGATCTGGTACTGCGAGTGCAAGTGCCACCGAGGGAAGAAGATCAGTGAGCCAGAACCCGAGCACCGTCGAGTCCTCAACCCGAGACTCGAAGAGCACGCCGAGTCCGACGAGTGGGTCGGCCAGTGCATCGCCTACACTCACTTCGAGATCCCTGTTCCCGATCAAGAGACGGCCACCAAGATACAGGCAAGGATCAATCGGGCGTCCAAGCGTGCGGGCGTCAGGATCACGACGCAGTACAAGGACGGCCAGGTTCATTGTAAGGTAGCGAAGAACCAGACCCGCCCGACCCGGAAGTCATCGGGGAAGGCACTGGCGCAGGACGGCGCTCGCCGTATGAGTAGGGTCGCCAAGACCCTGAAAGGAAAGTGATGGGTAACAAGCAGAAGAAGAAGGATGAGCGACTCAAGGGTCGACTGTCCGCATGGAACAGTTGCTCGAAGGAAGGCCAAGCAGCCGGGCGCAAGCCGGGTAGCCTGTCCGGTCGCAAGTGACCCTCCCCATCAACATCCTCGGGTACCTCGGTACTCTGGCCGTCCTCCTGGCCTACTTCCTCGTCTCGTCCAAGCGCCGGACCGCTCAGACGTGGGCATTCCAAGGGCTCAACATCTTCGGGTCGATCACCCTCGGCATCCTGAGCGTGACCTACCACGTCTGGCCCTCAGTGACCCTCAACGCCGCCTGGCTGGCCATAGCCGTCTATGGGGTGTACAAGATCCCCAGGGTGGAACGGTGGGCTCAGAGGAGCCTACACCCGCCTGAGACGTACACCTGCCCGCTCTGTGGGGATCAGCACGAGCCCAACGGGATCTGCCATCCCTGCGTGCCCTACGACCAGTGGTAGGACTTGCACGGTGACACACCCCGGAGCTAAGATGGGGTCATGACCACCGATACCGTTGTAGACTTCGATTCAGCGCAGGACAACCTCGCCGCCTCCCTACCTGGGTACGAGCGCCGGGAGAAGCAGGCCAGCCTCGCCCACAAGGTCGAGAGCCAGATCCGGGGCGACGGCGCCAGCCGCCACGCTCTGCTTCAGTCGTCGACCGGCACCGGCAAGTCCCTCGCCTACCTGATCCCCGCCATTCTCTCGGGCAAGAAGGTCGTCGTGTCCACCGCCACCAAGGCGCTTCAGGACCAGATCGCCAACAAGGATCTCCCCTTCCTGGCCGAGCACCTCGGCGTGAGCTTCACCCACTCGATCCTCAAGGGCCGCTCGAACTACCTCTGCCAGGCCGAGCTTGCTCGCCTCGGTGAGGATGACCCGGCGCTCGCCGCCAAGATCACCCGCAAGCTCGATGAGCTTTCGACCGATGGCCACGGCCAGAGCTTCCCCGCAGGACTCTACGCCGAGGAGACCGACCTCGACGTGACGCCGGTCGAGTTCAGGAAGGTGACCATCGGCTCCGGCGACTGCCCCGGCAAGGCGCAGTGCCCCTTCGGTGAGACCTGCTTCAGCGAGTTCGCCAAGGCAGACGCCAAGGCTGCTCAGGTGGTTGTGGTCAACCACGCTCTCCTCTGCACCGACCTCTGGCTCGATGAGATCACGGGCGGCAAGGCTTCGATGCTCGGTGACTACGAGGTGCTCATCGTGGACGAGGCGCACGAACTGACCGACTACGCCACGAACGTGTGGGGCGTGACTCTTCGGGAGCACACCCTCAAGAGCCTGGGCGAGGAGGCCACCACCTTCTTCGGGAAGATCGGCTCGAAGGATGCCAAGGAGTTCGCTCGCCAGAACGATGCCTACGCCATCCTCATCTCGGACCTGTGGGCCAAGCTCGAAGTGGGTCGGCTGCGGTTCACCGACATCATCGAGTTGGGCGACGACCTCGTGCGGATCAACTCGGCGCTGGTCGACATGAAGAACCTGGTGCAGGCTCAGGGCCAGCGCATCGACAACGGAGAGCGTGACGCCAAGGCTGTCGCTTCCCTCAAGGGTTCCTACAACCGCCTCATCCGCCGCTTCGGCAATGCCACCGAGAGCATCGCCGCTCTGGTGACCGCCGACGAGGAGAACGTGAAGTTCGTGGAGGAGGAGACCAAGAAGTTCCGGGGCAAGAGCCAGACCACCAAGGTGATCCAAGCCCTCCCCGTGGAGATGGGACAGATCCTCGACCGGGCGCTGTGGGCCGACAATCGGACCTGCCGCAACTGCAACGGCACGGGCACCGAGGAGAACCTCAAGGTCTGCTTCCGCTGCGGAGGCTCAGGCCACAAGGTGAACATCTCCTCGCTGCTCCTCTCGGCCACGCTGACGACGGACGGTGGCAGCTTCGACTACTGCGCCAAGCAGCTTGGCCTCGCTACCTACGAGACCTTCGATGTCGGCACCCCGTTCGACTTCCAGAACCAGGCGCAACTCTACATCCCGAGCCATCTCCCCGAGCCGACTCCGGCCAACCGGGAGACCTGGGCCTCGATGAGCATCGCTGAGATCGGAGACCTCATCAATGCCAGCGACGGACGGGCGCTCGTGCTCTTCACCTCGACCAAGCAGATGAAGGCGGCTTACGATCACCTCTCTCCCCGGCTCCCCTATACCTGCCTCGTGCAGGGCAACGGGACCAACAAAGAGCTTGCCCGGATCTTCACCGAGGATGAGCACTCCGTGCTCTTCGCCACCAAGAGCTTCATGACTGGTGTCGACTTCCAGGGGTCCACCTGCTCGCTGGTCATCATCGACAAGCTCCCCTTCGCAGTCCCCACCGATCCGATTGTGGAGGCCCGGTGCGAACTGATCGAGAAGAGGGGTGGCAACACCTTCGCTGACTTCCAGGTGCCCATGATGACACTGATCCTTCAGCAGGCCTTCGGTCGGCTCATCCGCCACGGCAACGATGCCGGTGTGGTCGCCATCCTCGACCGTCGCCTCACCACCAAGGGCTACGGCAAGAAGATCGTCGCCAGTCTCCCCGACGCCCCGCTCGTCCAGACCATCGAAGAGGTCCAGGGCTTCTTCGAGAAGGTGAGCGCATGACGGCCCGTCTTGATGGAACCCGAACCGAGAAGAGATGCGCCACCTGTAGGAGGACGCTTGCCCTGGATGAGTTTGGGAAGGATAGGACCACTCCCGATGGGCTGAAGTGTTACTGCGTAGAGTGTCTTCGCAAGAAGTATCGAGTGTGGGACTTGCATAAGAAAGGACTCACTGTCGCTGAGTACGATGAGATCTGGAATCGTCAGGGACAGAAGTGTGGCTTGTGCGGAGATGCGACAACAACAGGTAGAGGTTGGCATGTCGATCATAACCATGAGTCTGGTAAGATTAGAGGCATCGTCTGTCATAACTGCAACCTCGGGCTAGGTCACTTCAGAGATAATCCTGACTTCTTGCGCAAGGCGATTGAATATCTCAAGGTAGTGACATGAACAACCAAGACGTTCAACTGGTAACGCTCTGTATGGGCACCATCATCCCGGCCATAGTGGGACTCATCACGAGCACCCGAGCGTCTGTCCCCTTCCAAACGGCGCTGGGTGCCGTGATGAGCGTCATCGTCGGTATCGTGTCAGAGTGGGCTGCGGTCGGCTCCTTCAACTGGATCGCCGCTGGGGTTGCCACCATGACCACCTTCATCACCACCATCGTGATCGCCCGAGGTGTCTATCGCAAGACGGGCATCCAGAAGATCCAAGGCGTGACGGATGGGATTGCACTTGACAGAGTGATCGGCCCGAGTGTACAGTCGACGCCATGACCACTGAGACCGCACTCGTAAGCCAGATCGACCGGACCGCTCTGAAGAAGAAGGTCGCTGACGGCACCATCAAACTCCCCGAGGTCTGGAAGGCCCTCTCCACCGCCGAGACCGTCGAGTCTGTCGAGACGATCCCTCTCCCCGCCGTCATCACCGCCGCACAGCAGAAGGCGCTCGCCAAGCTGGTCGAGGTGTACGGCAAGGTCGTGCCGACCGAGGCCCGTGCGCTCACCGACGAAGAGGTCTCCGCCCTGATGGATGAGCGGGAGACTCTCGATGAGATCGGGACGCTGGCCGAAGATCGGAAGAAGGAGATCCGTACCACGGTACTGAACCACTTCGATGTCGGCTACGGCGAGGACGACACCATCGGTGACTCTCCGAGGGACAAGGACGGTCACGTCCTGAAGGCAGCGAAGGTGGCATCGCCGGATCACGGCAAGGTCTTCTCGTGGGAGTTGCGTCAAGGCGGCGGCACACTCGACCCCGCCTCCTTGCTTGCGCTCGTAGAAGCTGGTACCATAGAGCGCTCGACCTACCTGGCCATGACTACCCAGGTTCGAGTGCTCGATGAGAACAAAGTGATGCTTGAGCTAAAGAAGCATCCCGAACTGATCGACGCCCTGGGCGAGGCAGTAACGAAGACGAGTCAGACCGGCTCCTTCAACGTGAGGAAGGCGAAGTAGATGGCACAGTGCAAGAAGCCAGTCGGCAAAGGAACCGTGTGCTACCCGTGTGTGGTGGCCAACGAGCACGACGGACCGTGCATGTCCAACGAGAACGAGCCGAGCAAGCGTGCCCGTGCTGCGTGGCTCCTGGCCGTTGAGGAGGAGAGTGCCCCCGCATCCCCTGAGGCGCCCCCTGTACCCTCACCTGTGGTCGCTGAGAAGCGTCCGTTGCCTCATCCTGGCGCAGAGGATCTGAGCGCCTTCCAAGGACCGGCCCGCACGTCGGCTACCGGCCTGATGGAGCACGAGGAAGAGGGCATCGGCGGTACCCCGCTCTCGACCGTCGACACCAACGCACCGGGCCAGGGCCGCACCCTCCGCCCCAACCGCACCCGCACGATATGGGCCGGTGAGCCGGTCGAGGTCAACCCCGCCCCGGCTCCCTTCGAGAACTTGGCTACCGTCGAGGCGTGCTCGGTCTGTGGAGAGCCGAATCACTCGAAGCAGTGGAAGCACTCCGTGCTCGAACAGCCGTCTTCATGGGTGCCTCCGTTGGTGGAGGAGATGGTTGTATCGTCTCCCACGAAGACCCGAGAGGGTGACCAGCCCCTACCGGTGGTCAACGACTCGACCTACATTCAGGATCTCGTCATCGAGGACATCGAGGCTCGCAAGCAGACGGGGATCGAGCGATACGGCACGCCGCTGCAAGCTCACAACGTACGCAACGTCGATCTCGACCTCTACGAGGAGCTACTCGACGCCACGACCTACCTCCGCCAGAAGCTTGTCGAGCGGGCTGACCTGAACGATGCCGTAGTGGCTGTGGGTCGTCTCCTGAGCGAAGCTCCCGGTGTCCCCGCCGCCGTGTGGGGCTACCTCGATACACTCTTCGCCGGAACGAAGAGTGTCTGACTTCCACGGCTTCTCCTGTGACGCTTGCGGGAAGGTGTGGACCCTCGACAAGCGTACCAAGGTACGGATGGTGTTCGAGCGGACAGAGTTCTGCGACCTCGGTACCTACACCCGTGACCTCTGCCCCGACTGCACAGCCGAGCCGTTCGGCTGGAACCCCACTCGAAGGAATCGCAATGCTCCTCAACCTCGACACAGCCCGGTCCCCGAAGCCGACACCGACACCTTCCCTCCCGACCCCAACCAGCCCGGCGTCGGTTGATCCGGCTACCCTCTCGAAGACTCACCTTCAGCGTGACCCGGAAGCGTGGGAGTGGCAGGAGCTTCGAGACTACGTGGTCTACGAGATCACGAAGATGACCGGCGAGTTCAGCGGGCACACCAACGGTGCCGCCGAAGCTCAGATCTTCAGGAGCTTCCTTCGCCGCCACGGTCCGAACGCACAGCGCATAGCCCGCTATGCACTGGACACGTGCGGTGGTCTCTGGTACGCTTCACCCGTCACCATCCTCGACTTCTGCAAGAACAGTGACCCGCAGTTCGCAGACCCCATCCTGAAGCGCTTGGAGGCAGCATGAACAAGAAGACCCCGGAGTATCAGATCGAGATGCAGAACCGGCGAGGTCGACGGCTGGCTCCGGTTCCGTACATCCCCCTCTGCGACAACTTGCCCGAGCCGAAGCTCATCGGATGGTACAACCTCGCCACCGGCCTGATCCTGACGGCCAACTTCAACCCGTCACTCGGAGGCTCATCCACGAAGCCGAACCTCGCACACAACAGGCGAGTCCGGGCGCTCGATGATCGAGTCAAGCTCGCCGTGAAGGAGGTGGCTGCTAGTGCCGAAGCTGAAGCTCCCGCCGAATCCTAAGGGCATTCGGGTCCTTCAGTCCTGGGAGTCGGATCGGCTCAAGCTCCTCTTCCCCAACCCGGACAAGCTACCCCCGACGTACAAGGAGTGCATCACCTGCGGCGGCACCAAAGAGTTCAAGTGGTTCGACTTCGAGAACATGAAGAACGACTTCGTTCCGATTGCCGACTACGAGTGTGACTGCATCGGGCAGTGGGTTCTCCATCGGTACTTCCTCTACAACGGGATCGGCACCGAGCTTCAGCGCCTTGGCTGGCCCGCCTGCATCGTGGTAGGTGAACCCCGCCGCATCGTTCAGCAGTACGTGCAAGAGGACAACATTGGCTGGAACATGGATCAGGGCATAGGCCTGTACCTGTACGGCCCGAACGGCACCGGCAAGAGTCTCATGGCGAGCATCCTCTTGCGGCGCACTCTAGCGTCCGGCTACTCCGGGCACTGGACCTCCTTCCATGAGATGCGATCAGCCAAGACGAACACGTGGAAGGACGAGGGTCGGTCGGAGTGGTTCAACAGGAAGATCCTAGCGACGAGCGTGCTCGTCATTGACGACCCTGGCCAAGAGGGCAAGACTGAGAAGTCTCTCGAATACTCACGAACGATTCTCGATGAGGTGATCCGGCATCGGATGCAGGCCAGCCTCGTCACGATCATCACTTCGAACCAGACCCCGGAGAACTTCCGGTTGCTCTATGGAGGCGCCGTGGACTCACTGATCCAAGAGCGCATGATCCCGGTATCGGTCCCCGGCGAGGACTACCGCCCGAACATGCGACCCGACAAAGAACGAGATCGTAAGCTGGGACTGACCCGGCCCATCGTGATCGCATGAGTGACAATGGGCTGACTGCCGAGAAGTCCCTCTTCGCACTCCTGACGGACGTGTCTTCGATGGAGTACCTCATCCTCGAAGGCTTCCGGGCGGAGTACCTGCCAACGTCGGACACCCGGTTTATTCTCGACTGGGCTATTGACGAGTTCATGCGCACGGGCAACGTGTATGCCCCCACTCCTGCCATGTTCGAAGCCACCGACGCACCGGAGCACAAGAAGTCGCTGGCCGACGTTCTGCTCGACAACGGCATCGACGTTCACGAGACTTCGCAGCAGCCTATAGAATGGTGTGTGCTAGAGCTAAAGGCCGACTGGCTGCGCCGGACAGCCACCGTTGCTCACCGGGACATGGGCACCAACCTGAACGAGTCCATGTCGGAAGACATGCAACGTGTCTACATGGGAGATGTGTCCAAGCTGGTCGACGTTGGGGTGCAGCTTGAGACAAGGAGAACCGCCGTGGAGATGGTATCAGAAGCCGAGAACATCCTGACCCGGTACGAGGCACGCAAGGCAGACCAAGGGTTCCGGGGACTGACCCTGGGGCTGCAAGAACTGGACGACTTTACGGGTGGCATCCACGAGGACGAGCTTGCTGTCATCGCTGCACCGCAGAAGACCGGCAAGTCCTACTTCCTCGACCTCATCGCCCTGAGGGAGCTTGAGAAGGGACACTCGGTCGCTCTATGCACGCTTGAGAACGGCATCGACATGACCATCGACCGCATCGCCTGTCTCGCCACCGGCATCCACCCGAGCCGGATGACGAGGGGCCAGCTAACGCCCGAGGAGGAAGACGGGCTGGCGACGTGGGTGCACGACGAGTTCAGTCAGATGAAGGACCAGCTATGGATCTTGAAGCCCCCGCAAGGAGAGCGCACGGCACAGTTGATCGTGAGTAAGGCTCGCACCCGGAAGGTGGACGCTCTCCTGGTCGACCAACTCCTCTGGATGGAGTCTGTCGACACCCGCATCCCCATGAACCAGCAGATCCGAGAGAGAGTCACCACTCTCAAGACGATGGGCGAGTCCAGCGCCCGGCCCATGCCGATCATCCTGGCCCATCAGGTCAACCGTGACGGAATCGAGCGAGCACGCAAGGCCAACCGCCTGTGGCCGAACGACATGGCCGAGGGCGCAGCCGTCGAGCAGACCCCGGACTGGATCTTCTCGATGTGGCAGTCCGACGACATGAAGACGGTCGGTCAGATCCTCTGGCAGACCCTCGGCTCCCGCCGTGAGGAGTTCAGGAACTTCGACCTCTACTGGAACGTCGAGACTGGTGTCCTGCGGTTCATGAACGAAACGTCGCTCCCGTGAGCCGCCGAGGGCTGCACGGCCCCAGTCCGCTAGAGTACCTGTCGGACATCGACAAGAAGCAGATGGCCCTCGACCTTCTG